ATATGGAGAGTACAATGACTGTAACCTACGTATATCGTGGCATTAAGTACACAAGAGTAATCGGTTAAGGCCGTACAGGGAGGTTCAAGTCCTCCCATCTCTATTGGCGAGAGCCTGCTAAGGCAGATACCTTGAGCCGTCTAGACGGTGGGATAGACCACAAAAAATGGCCAAAAAATTTCAGTACTGAAGAACGTTAACCAATATCATTCTTATTAGAAATGGCATACCCCGGATCTTTCGATCATCAATCTAACGTCAACCCTACACAACTCACAAGACAGGGTGCGTTAAATGGCGGTGCAGATCCTAGAGCCCTTTATCTTAAACTCTTCTCAGGAGAGATGTTTAAAGGATTCCAGAGAAACGCAATCGCTAGAGACTTAGTGCAGAAGAGAACACTTACATCAGGTAAGTCTATGCAGTTCATCTACACTGGTCGCACAACAGCTGAGTACCACGTACCCGGCCAAAGCATACTTGGAAACGACCAAAAGGCTCCTCCAGTTGCTGAGAAGACCATCACTATTGATGACCTTCTTATCTCCAGTGCTTTCGTTTACGAGCTAGACGAAACACTTGCACACTACGATTTACGTGGTGAAATTTCTGCTAAGATCGGCTACGCTCTTGCAGAGAAGTATGACAGACTCATCTTCAGAGCTATCGCAAAGGGTGCTAGAATTGCTAGCCCAGTGTCTATGACAAACTTTGTAGAGCCCGGTGGAACACAAATCCAAGTTGGTGGTGGTTCCGACGCTGACGACGCATACAACTCAACACACCTAATATCAGCTTTCTATGATGCTGCTGCTGCTCTTGACGAGAAAGGCGTATCTACTGAAGGTAGAGTTGCTGTGTTGAACCCAAGACAGTACTACGAACTTATACAAGCTGTAGGTTCTAACGGTCTTGTAAACAGAGACGTACAAGGTACAGCTCTACAGAGTGGACAAGGCATCATTGAAATTGCAGGCATCCAGATCTTCAAGTCAATGAACATTCCATTCTTCAGCAAGTATGGTACTAAGTATGCGCCTGCATCTGGTGCTTCAGCTGCTACTGACCTAGCTGTTGCAGATCCCGGTAACACAGGTTCTTTCGTTTCTGTTGCTACAGAAGACGGTAGAGCTTCAGTTGCTGGTATTAACAACAACTACGGTGCAGCTACAAACTTCGCAAACACATGCGGACTTATCTTCCAAAGAGAAGCTGCTGGTGTTGTAGAAGCTATCGGCCCACAGGTACAGGTAACTTCTGGCGACGTTTCAGTTGTATACCAAGGTGACGTAATCCTTGGAAGACTAGCTATGGGAGCAGACTTCTTGAACCCAGCTGCTTGTGTTGAATTGTTCGCTGGAACAACAACTAAGCCTGCTGCGTTTGGTGCTACATACCCAGCTAACGCTTAATTTTTATTTTTATACGGGGGCTTCGGCTCCCTTTTTTCTTATGGCTACCACAACTATTGACACCGATACCGAACTATCCGCAGTGAACTCTATACTGGGAGCTATCGGACAATCACCTCTAACTGAGCTAAACTTCGATAATCCAGAGGTATCATTTATATTTAATTTATTACGTGATGCAAACGTAGATACACAGACAGAAGGCTGGCATTTCAATACAGAGTATCATGTAAAATTTACACCTGATGTAAATAAAAAAATTGCAATAAGTGCTGACATAGTTGCCATGGACTTGCATGATAATCAAGCTCGTAGGCACCATGACCTAGTGCGTCGTAACGGCTTTTTGTACGATAAGACCGATCATACAGATGAATTTGATGGTGACATAGATCTTGATATTGTTAGACTTTATGAGTTTGAAGATCTACCTGTTCCTTTCAAACGCTTTATTATATATAAAGCATCTAGAATCGCAGCTACACAACTTGTTGCTAATCCGGGCTTGGTAAGATTACTAGGAGTACAGGAGCAACAAGCAAGAGCAGCACTACAAGAGTATGAGTGCAATCAAGGAGATCACAGCATGATGGGATTCCCAGAAGGCACTGCATATCAAACATATCAACCATTTAGAAACCTTAGACGATAATGGCAGGCGTAACACAAACCATTCCACAATATTCAGCAGGCATATCAGAACAGCCTGACAACCTAAAATTTCCGGGTCAGGTAGTAGAATCTATTAACGCAATACCAGATGTAACCAAGGGTCTATTTAAAAGGCCGGGTGCAGCAAGAGTAGGAACTGATGCTTTAGCTAATGTTCAGAGTGGTGGTTCGTACTTTCATTACTATCGTGACGATGAAGAAGGCTCTTACATAGGCCAGATAGCTGCTGATGGTCAGCTCAGAGTATGGAAAGCTGATGGTGACAACCCCGGTGCAGCACAAACTGTTGTGTATGGTACAGGTGGACAAACAGCAATACAAAATTATTTAGCAACAAGTGACCCAGAAAACCTACAATTTCTCACAATTAATGATACAACTTTTGTTAGTAGCCGTGATATTGATAATGCTAACACTATCGTTGGGACAACATTTTCTGGCACATATTCTCAGTCAGGCACTACAGTAACAATTACATTTATCAATCACGGTTTATCAGTTGGTGATAATGTAAATGTGGATTACACAACAGGAAATGGTGTAGATGGGGATTTTTTAGTACAAACAAAAACTGACAATACGTTTACCTTAACTGCCGCTGCTAGTGCTACCACATCAGGTAATGTTACAGTTAAACCTTTAACAGATGCGACACCAGACACTCACTTCGCATTTCTAGAACTAACTAGAACTGAAAATGGTAGGCAGTATGGTCTAAATGTATACAATAACAGTAATACAACTACACTCAATCGTGCTACACGTATAAAAATACAGAGTCATACTCTCGATGAAAGTGATGGCACAGGCCATTGTCCCGGTATTGGCACTGAAGTATTTAGTGTTGACTCTGGTAGCAAAACTAATCTTATATTTAGACTTACAACTCTAGGTCAACAAGGTGTTAGTCCTAATTATAGTGCTAGCTCTAATGGGCCGGGAGGTAATAACTACAGATGTAGCTATCAGCCAGACATAGTATTATTACATGGCGGAGAAGGATGGGTTACAGGTGATACAACTACTGTAACTATGGAGGGTTTTAACTATACTATCAGGGTAGAAGATCACGAAAGCACAGCAGTAAAAGCTAACCTAAAACTTATCAGGCCAGAGCCAACACCATTCGATGCTGATACAGCTGTTACTGCTGATACTGTTCTTGGTGGTATACTAGCTGAGTTACCGACAGGGATTACTGGTACAATTATTGGTACAGGAATGTACTTATCTAGCTCTAGTGCATTTAATGTAGAGGTAGTAGAAGAGGACTTGATGAGAGTCATGCAAAGTTCTGTAAACGATGTAACAAGATTACCTAATCAATGTAAACATGGATACATAGTCAAAGTATCTAACTCTCGTATGTCAGAAGAAGATGACTACTATGTACGTTTTGATGGCGAGAATAACAGAGATGGATCTGGCTCTTGGTCTGAGTGTGCAAAACCCGGTATACCAAAGACTCTTACTAATATGCCTTTGGTTATTCAAAGAACAGCACTAGCTAACAAAGGTACATCTACCGAAATAGCTACCTTTACAATCAAACAGTTTACATATGCTGATAGATTGATAGGTGATGAACGTACAAATCCGTTACCAACCTTTGTAGGTAAACGTATAAACAAAGTATTATTCTTTCGTAATAGATTAGCTTTCCTATCAGGGTCAAATGTTGTAACATCTAGACCCGGTTCGATTGCTGAACCAGACTTCTTTGCCGAGTCAGCACTAACTGTATCAGCATCAGATCCTATTGATATATCATCTGCATCTACATTCCCATCAGAACTATTTGATGGTATAGCAATCAATGCTGGTTTGGTAGTATTTAGCACAAACCAACAATTCTTACTTGCATCAGATGATACAGTTCTAAACCCTGATACTGCTAAGTTACGTAGTATATCTACATTTAATTACAACAAGGACATTGCACCGATCTCATTAGGCACTACAATAGGTTATGTTGATAACTCTGGTAAGTTTAGCCGATTCAATGAGATGGCAAACATTAGTCGAGAAGGTCAACCAACTGTTGTTGAAGTTAGTAAGATTGTACCAACACTTCTGCCGAAAGATATAGACTTACTTACTAACTCAAGAGAGAACAGTATTATCCTGTTTGCTAAGTCAAGCTCTACTGACAGTTTAGTATATGGTTATAAGTATCTAAATGTTGGTGATAAGAGGCAGCAAGCTGCGTGGTTTAAATGGAAGCTAAATAGGCCAATACTATATCATTTTATTATAGATGACGAATACTACTATCTAGATGCAGATTACTATTTGCAAAAGATAAGATTAGTACAAACAACAGAAGACCCTAGTATAGTACAAGACAATGTCGACTTCTTACTTCATGTGGATAATCATACTACTGTTAGCGGTGGCAGCTTTAACGCAACTACAGATACCACAACCTTCAGTAGTGTGGGTTGGCTGAATACAGTCACCACACCTAATCACGATTTAGTTGTGATTGATACAAATACTAACTCAGCACGAGTTGGTAGATATGCAAAGCCTACAGTCAGTGGCACAAGCTTTACCTTACCCGGTAACTGGTCTGGTGTCACACTTACTATAGGTTACATATACCCTTACGAAGTTCAGTTTCCTACATTTTATCCTATGAAAATGGCAGGCGAAAAGACTGAATCTGATGTAAACTCTTCGTTAGTGGTACATAGAATTAAATTACATTTTGGTAAGATAGGACTTTATGAAACAACACTCGAACGAGTCGGTAAACCAGACTACACAGAAGTATATGAATCAACAGAGCTGGACGAGTATCAAGTCTCTGATGCACCATATATCGAAGAGTTTATCAAAACTGTCCCAGTCTACGAAAAGAACACAAACGTAGATGTAATACTACGATCATCTCACCCAGCCCCAGCTACGCTACATGCGTTATCATGGGAAGGTGACTATTCACCCAGATTTTATCAACGTGTCTAATTATATACACCCAATCACTTTGGAGGCTGCTACAGAAGTGGCCTCTAATCTCCGTCCAGATGACCTCAGAGAGGTTAAAGAAGGGCATGGGATAGATCCTACCCTCCTACCATTTCTGATGTCTCAAAACCGATCCTACGTGTATTTTACAGTGCCTGACGGCAAGACTGCTGGCATGGCCGGAGTAGGAAAAGAAGGTGACATATGGATGCTTTGCACTCCAGAGATACACCGATATCCGATTACATTTGCAAGAGAAGCCAAACGGTATGTCGATAGCCGTGAAGAGCGACTCCTTTGGAATATAGTCGATAGTAGAAACAAGGCACATCTTAGATTGCTTAAGTTTCTAGGCTTTAAGTTTTTACGTAAGTTAAACCATGGGCCAAACAATGTAACATTTATTGAATTTTGCCGTGTGCGTAGACGCTAATGCAGGGGCTAGAGCTGCTGCTAAACAAAAGAAACTTGAAAAAGATG